TATCTGGCAATAAGATTACTGCTATTGCTGGAGAGTCTTCTACTGGAAAGACTTTCTTCAGCCTCGCCGTGGTTAAGAATTTTCTTGATAATAATCCCGATGGTTATTGTCTCTACTTTGATACTGAAGCCGCTATTACCAAATCCCTCTTGGAGTCACGCGGCCTCGATACATCAAGGATTGTCGTGGTTAATGTTGTCACCGTAGAAGAGTTTCGCAGCAAAGCACTTAAGGCAGTTGACCTTTATATGAAGAAAAAGGAAGATGAAAGAAGTCCTTGTATGTTTGTTCTGGATTCTTTAGGAATGCTTTCGACAAATAAAGAAATAGGAGATGCTCTTGCAGAAAAAGATTCAAGAGATATGACGAAAGCCCAATTGATTAAGGGTGCATTTCGTATGCTAACTCTCAAATTGGGAAAGGCAAAAATTCCAATGATTGTAACGAATCACACTTATGAAAGTATGAGTATTTACAGTGGAAAGCAAATGAGTGGGGGTTGTTTAGTTGCTGGAACTAAAATTCTTACTCGCTCTGGGTATAAAAATATTGAGAATGTTACTATTGAAGATTATGTTTTTACAAAGGAAGGTGAATTTAAAGAAGTACTACAAACACATAGTTTTAATAATAAAAGACTTCTTCAGATTGAATTTGAGGATGGATATATTGTAACTTGTACCCCAGAGCATAAATTTTTAATTGGTGATGAATGGATTGATGCTAATAGTTTAGTTGTGGGAGATTCTGTTTCTAAAATATAAAATTGGTATAGGGTTAAAATACATTTGGTATAAATATTAATAGATGTATTATACATATGTTTTTAAATAACAAATATACAAAAACCTACATGCTTATTATTGATAGTAGAAAAAGAATGAAAAGAAAAAGGGGAAATGGTGTAATTTATGATTCTCATCATATTATACCAAAGTGTATGGGTGGTAGTAACGATAAATCTAATAAGGTTTTATTAACTCCAAGGGAACATTTTATAGCACATAGGTTACTTATTAAAATGGTTGACTCACCATATAAAAAAAGTATGTATTGTGCTATAGTTAGATTTCTTGGAAAAAACGCCGATAGAAGTTTAATAAAGAAAAATTCAAGAACCTATCAGCATATAATAGAACAAAACAGAAAACATATGTCTGGAGTAAATAATCCATTTTACGGAAAAACTCACTCCAAAGAAACTAGAGATTTTATATCAAAATTTAATAAAGAATATCAATTGGATAATAAAAATCCATTTTATGGAAAGGAACATACCGTAGAAACAAAGAAACTGTTATCTGAATTGAAAAGTAATCCAATACGAGTATATTTTGAAAATGGAAATATAGAAGATTTTACTCAATATAAATTTCTTGGAACTTATTTGGGGATGTCCGAACATCTTGGGTGTAAAATATGTAAACCACAATATCATTATTTACTTTCAAAATATAAAATTATAAAAATAGAAAAATTATGAAAACTCTAAAAATTAAATCAATCAAAGAAGTTGGAATTGGCAATGTGTACGATATTACTGTTGATAAGTATGAAAATTATATTTTAGAAAACGGTGTTATAACACACAATTCTGGATTGCAATATGCATCTTCAACTATCATCTATCTTTCAAAATCTAAAGAAAAAGATGGTACTGAAATTGTTGGAAACATTATTCGAGCAAGAACACAAAAATCACGNCTAAGTAAAGAAAATAAAGATGTGGAGATTCGTTTATTTTATGATGAACGAGGTCTTGACAGATATTATGGATTGCTTGAGCTTGGTGAGCTTGGTGGTATGTGGAAGAATGTAGGAGGACGTTATGAATTTAATGGTAAAAAGATTTATGGTAAAGAAATTCTAAAAAATCCAGAACAATACTTTACTGAAGATGTAATGGAAAAACTTGATGCAATTGCAAAAATAGAATTTTCTTATGGCAATTGAACTTAATGACTTAATACAGATTTATGATAATGTTTTAGAAAAGAAGTATTGTGATTTTTTAATTGAACTATTTGAAATACAATCTGAAAAACAAGAGATAATTGAAAATGATGGAAAACCAAACTTCACTCAATTCAATCTGACTCAAAATTGTAAACTCAATGAAGAAATTAATAACGTTCACAACTACTTAATTTCTAAAGTATTTGAATGTAAGAAAAAATATTATGAGTTAGTTGATACACGATGTTTTCCTGAAAAACATAATTTTGAAGAATTCAGAATCAAAAAATATGATACAAGTGGAAATCAAAGATTTGACACTCACGTAGACGTTCAGGACTATGAGAGTGCAAGAAGATTTCTTTCGTTTATGTTTTATTTGAATGATGTTTCAGAAGGTGGAGAAACTGTTTTTGAAGACCTTACAATCACACCAAAGTGTGGTAGAGTGATTGTGTTCCCTCCTTTATGGATGTACCCTCATAAGGGCTGTCCTCCTACAAGCAACGAAAAGTATATTCTCAGTACATATTTTCACTTTAAATAATGGAAAAAATTGAATTTTTAATTATCAGAAATCTACTTTATAATGAAGACTACTTAAGAAAAGTATTACCATTTCTCAAACCCGAATATTTTGAAGACCAGAATCAAAGAGTAGTATTTGAAGAAATTTTAGAATTTGTTTCTGAATACAATAATCCACCAACAAAAGAAGTTCTTTCGATTGAAACTCAAAAGAGAACAGATGTAAATGAAGACCAATTCAATAAGATTATTCATCTTATTGAATGTCTGGAAAATATATCTTCAGAACAAAATTGGTTAATTGATACTACTGAAAAGTGGTGTAGAGAAAGAGCAATTTATCTTGCTCTGATGGAAGCAATTCAATTGGCTGATGGTAAAGGAGATAAATCTAAAGATTCAATTCCATCAATTCTTCAAGATGCACTTGCAGTATCTTTCGATAATCATATTGGACATGATTATTTTCAAGATTATGAAGAAAGATATGACTATTATACACGCAAAGAAGAAAAACTTGAATTTGATATTGAATATCTGAATAAGATTACCAAGGGTGGAATTATAAAGAAAACGATGACGATTCTGATGTCGCCTACTGGTGTTGGAAAAAGTCTTGCTCTTTGTCACATCGCTGCTTCAACACTTCTTCAAGGTAAAAATGTTTTATACATTACCTTAGAAATGTCTGAAGAAAAAATTGCAGAAAGAATTGATGCAAATTTATTGAATGTAGATATTAAAGATTTTGCTTCATTACCGAAGACTATTTTTGATACTAAAATAAATTCTCTCTCCAAAAAAACTCAAGGAACTTTAATCATTAAAGAATATCCTACAGCTTCCGCTCACTCAGGACATTTTAATTCGTTATTGAATGAACTTTATTTGAAAAAATCATTTAAACCAGACCTGTTGGTAATTGATTATATGAATATTTGTTCTTCATCCAGATATAAAGGAAATATGTCTGTGAATTCTTATAGTTATGTAAAATCCATCGCAGAAGAACTTCGTGGTCTTGCTGTAGAGCATAATGTTCCTCTAATTACAGCCACTCAGGTAAACAGAAGCGGAATTAATAATAGCGACATTGATTTGACAGATACTTCGGAAAGTATTGGAGGTCCAATGACTGCAGATTTATTGTTGGCATTGATTTCCACTGAAGAACTTGAAGAACTTGGTCAAATTATGATTAAGCAACTTAAAAATCGTTATTCAGATCCAACTGTTCACAAACGATTTGTAGTTGGTATTGACAGAGCTAAAATGAGACTTTATGATTGTGAACAATCTGCTCAAAGTGATGTACTTGACTCTGGAAAAGAAGAAGAGTATAATTTTGAAGACAGAAAACCTAAAAAAACATTTGAGGGATTTAAGTTTTAAATATGACACAAGTAATTGATACAAAAAAATATATTGAATTTGTAAAACAAACTACAAGTCCTGCGAGTAGTGATTTCGCTTCTCTTCTTGCTCGTATGACTGAACTTGAGACAGAAGGTGTTGAATTAACTCATTTACTTACCTTTGCTTTGGGTGCTTCTGCTGAACTTGGAGAAGCAGTTGAGATTATTAAAAAGTGTTTATTGCAAGGTAAGCCATTTAATGATGATGCGAAGGTTCATTTGCTTAAAGAATGTTCCGATTGTTTCTGGTATTTTGCACAACTATGTATTGCTATGGATGTGAGTTTTGAGGACATTATGCAAATTAACTATGAAAAATTAAGTGCTCGTTATCCTGAAGGGACTTTTAGTGTTCATCGTTCAGAAAATAGAAAGGATGGGGATATTTGATGGTAAAGGAAAAAAATATAAATCTCAAACTTCCCATTAAATCAGCACTTGATGTTCTTGAAACTCTTGAATCTTCTACTTCAGGATATGGACAAGAGTTTCAACCAGAAAGAATTGTAAGATTGCGTGAAGTGATTGAAAGCCTTAAAAAAGAACTTATTTAAACCATTTATCAGAGGTTTCATAAATATCTAAAAAATATAAATGTATTTTTCAGATTGGAAAAAGATTCTTGAAGAAAGACTTCAGAAAATAAAAAGTAATCATAAAGTAAAGAAAACTATAGATAAGGATTACGAACACTATCCGATGGAGTTGGTTTGAAATTTTATAAATAACTAAAAAGTATTTGTAAAATGGACGCAAAAGACATTCTTAGGCTTCAAGAAGCATATCTGGAAGTTCATCAAGAACAGGAACTTGATGAAGCAACTGCAATGGCAAAGCGCGGTCTTAATGAACCAGCAATTCGTAACCAGATTGCTAAGAGTACTGGTGGTGGTCAGGCAGCAGATAGAGCAACTGCACTGGAAGATAGACCAACATATGGTCGGAGAGGTGTAAATACTCAAGCAAGACAAAACCTTGCTAGAGCACAAAGACGTGATTTTCGTGGTACAACTTCTTCAAATCCTGGTCTTCACGGATATGCTTATAAGTCTAGTGACCCTGATGTAAAGGAAAAACAAGCAGCAAGAGGAGCACAAAGAGGCGTCCTAACTCCAAATGAAAAGAAAAAATTTAATAGAGAACAAACAGACCTCTACGATGTAATCCTTTCACATCTTCTTGATGAAGGATATGCTGAAACACCAGAAGCAGCAGAAGCAATTATGGTNAATATGAGTGAAGATTGGAGAGATAGTATTGTTGAAGCTATTGAAGGTCTTCGTCCTGCAAGTGAGAGAATGAAAGGTGCATTAACTTCTTCACAAAGAGCATCACAACAAGCAAGGGCAAGAAGAGAACAGAAGAAACAAGAAGAGTTAGAAAAAGCAGCTAATGCTGTATTAAATCAAATGAGTGGAGTTTCTAGACGTTCTTCTACTCCTATGGGTTCTACTCCAGCACCACAAAAATCAGAAGCACCTCAAGCAAATAGAACAATTAAACCAAAAGTGAAAAGGGATGATTTAGCAAGTGCTGCAGATGAAGTTCTTCGTAGTCTTCGTTGATAATCACATACACAATTGAACAACTGGCACAGGGGTCTCCACAAGACCCCTTTTTGATGGTATGATACTCTCATACACACAGAAACCTGATGAAGTTACTGAATTACTACAAAAAAGAAGATTTTGGTGTAGAGCACATCTTCACCATCATCAAAGGTAAAAAAAGGTCATTCCTTCAACTTAGTCTTGATTGGAATGAGTTTCCTCCTGGAAATCCTTATCTTCAAATTGGAATTGGAAACAATCGTTTGATTGATATTATCTTCTGGTGTTGGAAGTTTGGTTTTTCGGCAGAAATCTTTGGTATCACTTGGAATAGTTGGGAGAGAGAATAATGAAAGAATTACCATCAAAACACGACCTTGATATTTTTTGGACGGTTGCCACCAGTGGTGCTTTAGAGACTGGCATAAGACCCCATCACGGGTTTGCCGACCTGCTGTATGATTACCTCACAGACAGAACACTCAACAAATACGGAGTAGAACTTTGTGATGAGAAAGGTAGTAGTAAAACCTAAATCCAGCAAGGCAAAGAACCGTCTTGCTAACACGATGGAGGGCAACCCTATTTGTGTTGTGGAACAGGATACTGGCGGTGAGTTGTTTCTTGCCGCAGAAAATCGCAAATACTTCTTCTGGGTAAGTCTTCGCACTGGAACTAATCGTTTTGGTGATAAAACTGACAAA